GATTGTCGTGATTTCGTGCGTCAGTATGATGGTGTAGAAAACTTTAAAGTCTACGGCAATCAACGTTATCAGTATTGCTTTATTGCTGACGAGTTCAAGACAACCGTTGATTGGGATATCTCGCACATTAGAGTTGCTAATATCGATATCGAAGTTGGTGAACCTGATGGTGGTGGATTCCCCGAACCTGACGATGCCAATGGTCCACTAACTGCCATCACGACCAAGATTGGTGAAAAGTATATAACTTTTGGTTGTGGTGATTATGCCAATCGCCGCAATGATGTCTTATATACAAAGTGTTATGATGAGTTCGATTTGATACGCAAGTTCCTTGGCTGGTGGCAATCAGACTATCCTGATGTTATCACAGGTTGGAACGTCCAGAACTTCGATATTCCATATCTTGTCAATCGTATTGTGAAACTCCTTGGTGAAACAGAGGCCAAAAAACTCTCACCTTGGGGTGTAATCAATGACAAGATGGTCGATCTCGGAATGAATAGAAAGATTAAGTCTTATTCTATTCTTGGTATCGCTACACTAGATTTGCTTGATCTTTATCAACGATACGCTCCTGATGGTAAGTCACAGGAATCTTATAAGTTGGACAATATCGGTCATGTGGAACTTGGTGAACGCAAACTATCTTATGAAGAGTTTGGCACACTACACAACCTATATAAAGAAGACTACCAAAAGTTCATTGACTATAACATCAAAGACGTTGACCTTGTTGATCGTATTGATGAAAAGAATAAGTTGATTGAACTAGCACTAACTCTATCTTATGATAACAAGTGCAACTACGAGGACGTGTTCGCACAGGTCCGTATGTGGGACGTTATTTGTTTTCATCATTTGAAGGCAAAAAACATAGTTGTCCCTCCTATTGAGAAACACGAGAAGGAGGCTGCCTATGTTGGCGCATATGTTAAAGACCCTATTATTGGTTTCCATGATTGGGTGGCTAGTTTTGACGTTAACTCAGAGTATCCGTCTGTTATTATGGGGTCCAATATCTCTCCTGAGACGATTGTTGAACCTGATTCTTATAGCGATGCTATGCGTTCTGTTATTGCCTCTGGTGTCAGTGTTGATAAACTACTCAATCAGTCTATTGATACCTCATTCTTAAAGAACGAGAATGTTTGTATGACAGCAAACGGCCAGTTCTATCGCCGTGATAAACAAGGCTTCATGCCTGAAATGGTTGAGAAGATGTTTGCTGACCGTAAGGTGTATAAGAAGGCGATGCTTGATGCTGAACAAGAATATGAGAATGAAAAAGATCCATCCAAGAAAACAGAAATCAAAAAGAGAATTGCAAAATATAAGAACCTTCAACTATCTAAAAAGGTGTCTCTCAATTCACTCTACGGCGCACTCGGTTCGAAATACTTTAGGTTCTTCGATCTACGCAATGCAATTGCGGTCACGACTACTAGCCAACTTAGCATACGGTGGATCGAGAATGCCATCAATTCATATCTTCGTAAAATCTTAAAAACAGAGGATGATTATGTTATTGCGGTCGATACTGACTCGGTGTATCTTCATCTTGCACAGTTGGTACGCAAAACTATCGGTGAGAATGTGGATGCTGGAAGAGCAATCGCCTTCATGGATAAGGTCTGTGAAACTGCTATTCAGCCAGTTATTGATAAGGCTTGTAGCAACCTTGGTGAATACACTAATGTCTTTCAACAAAAGATTGTCATGAAGCGTGAAGTCTTGGCAGACAAAGCAATCTGGACTGCCAAGAAGCGTTACATTCTAAACGTCCATAACTCCGAAGGTGTGCAATATGCAAAGCCTAAGAAGAAAGTTATGGGTCTTGAAATGATCAAGAGTTCCACACCTACAGCATGTAGAGACAAACTAAGAGAGGTGGTTGATGTTATATTTGATGCGAATGAATCAGCAGTTCAGGAGTTCATTCAGCAGTTTCGTGGAGAGTTTGAAAATCTACCTTTGGCAGATATTGCTTTTCCTCGTGGCGTCAACGGGTTGGTTAAGTATGCAGATAAGAAATCTATATATGCATCCGGTTGTCCTATCCATGTTCGTGGTTCTCTTGTATATAATCACTTTCTATCTAATAATCACCTTACTGATAAGTATCGGTTGATCCAAGGTGGAGAGAAAATCAAGTTCATCTTTCTAAAAGAACCAAACACTGTGCAATCTAATGTGATTGCCTTTCCAGAAGGAGACATACCAAAAGAGTTTGACTTACACAAGTATATCGACTATAATACACAGTTCGAGAAATCGTTTCTGGAACCACTAAAGATCATTCTAGAAGCAATCGATTGGAAGGCAGAGAGAACTGCCAGTTTAGAGGACTTTTTCACATGACAGAAGACAACAAATATTCACCGGGTAAACTATACGAGTTCAAGCCTGATATTGAAATCACACCAGAGAATGTGGTGGAACTATGTAAGATTATCCGTGTGGGTGTGGGTGGCCATGTTCTAAAAGAAATGAGTGAGGAGTTACAAGCATACTTCAAAGAAGTTGCCTAATAGCGAGATTGCTATTAGTAGTTCTTATTTGACAAAAAGGAGATTCTATGTCAAACATTTTTAATAATCTATTATCAGAAATCAATAATGAATATGCTGGTATTGTGGATGATGGTGTAGCAGCGGGTGATGTGTCAGGATTCATTGGCACTGGTTCATATGCTATGAATGCTTTGCTATCAGGATCAATCTATGGAGGTCTACCACAGAATAAGGTTACAGCATTTGCTGGTGAACCTTCTGTCGGTAAGACCTTTTACGCATTGAATGTGGTCAAACAGTTTCTAGAGGATAACAAGAATGGATTTGTTTTCTACTTTGAGTCCGAGTCTGCTATTAGCAAGCAGTTTCTTTCTGACCGTGGTATTGACACTAGGCGGGTTGCTATTGTTCCTGTTGCTACTGTTCAAGAGTTTAGAACACAAGCGGTCAAAATCCTAGACAAGTATTTAGAGGGCAAAGAGAAACCACCAATGATCTTTGTTCTCGATTCTCTTGGTAATCTCTCTACAGATAAAGAGATGGCTGATATTGCTGACGGCAAGGATACAAGAGACATGACCCGAGCCCAGTTGGTTCGTGGTGCCTTTCGTGTTCTCACATTGAAACTAGGCAAGGCCAAAGTTCCACTAATCGTAACCAATCACGTTTATGATGTTGTTGGTTCATATGTGCCAATGAAGAAGATGGGCGGTGGTTCTGGTCTAGAGTATGCGGCATCAACAATCATCTTTCTATCTAAGAAGAAAGACAAGACACTGGACGACGATAATGGTCGAACTGGTGCCGTAATCACCGCACATCTCAAGAAGTCTCGTATGACGATTGAAGATAAGAAGGTTGAGACTTGGCTAAACTATACAGCAGGACTTGATAAATATTATGGTTTGCTTGAACTGGCAGAACGATATGGTATCATCAATAAGGTATCAACTCGATATGAGTTTCCTGATGGACGTAAAGCATTCGAAAAAGAAATCAAAAAGAACCCAGAAAAGTTCTTTACAAAAGAGATTTTAGATGCTATAAATGAAGGGTGTCAATCAGACTTCCTCTATGGAAAGTATAATGAAACGGAAGAGGTTGAGGAGGTAGAAAATGGAAGCGGGAACTGATTACAAGTTTAGAGACGATCTCTTTAATGATAAGGAAGAGGGTTCCACTTGCCCGATTGAAATGCTTATTGAACCATTTGTTGGTGTCGTCTATAGATATACCACAGTCACATTCAAGATTGATGAAGACGACATTCCTCGAATACAGTATGACTATGAGATTATCAAGACAAATGATTTGTCGATGATTACCTTGAGGAAAAATCAAAAGTTCAATGATGCTTTGGGACTTATACTAAATGCTATGTTGCTAGATTTGGGAGATGTTGAAACGAATGAGATTGGAACAAATAATCCTCAAGAATCTGATCCAGAAGGAAGACTTCACGAGGAAGGTTCTTCCATTCCTTCGTGAGGATTATTTTTCTAATCAAGAAGATCGGCTGCTTTTCAAAGAAGTGGCCGACTTCATCCTCAAGTATAATCAGCAACCAACGTTTGATGCTCTTTCTATCGAGATTGATAACATTCGTGGCGGTACCGACGATACAATCAAGAGCATTCAGGAAACTCTCAAAGAACTAAAGAAAGATGAGGAATCAACAAACGAACAATGGCTTGTTGATTCCACAGAAAAGTTCTGTCAAGAGAAGGCAATCTATAATGCTATCACGCAATCTTTGGAGATTATGAATGGACGAGGGAAACTCTCTAAGGGCGCTATACCTTCTCTGTTGTCTGATGCTTTGGCTATATCTTTTGATCCGAATGTTGGTCACGATTATCTAGAACAAACGAATGAAAGATATGAGCATTATCACCGTGTTGAAGAACGCCTTAGATTTGACCTTGATTTCTTCAATAAGATTACAAAGAATGGAGTTCCGAGAAAAACTCTTAACATTGTTATGGGTGGTGTCGGTGGTGGTAAATCTCTTACTCTTTGTCATTTTTCTGCTAGTTATCTTGCTATGGGCAAGAATGTTCTTTATATCACACTAGAACTTGCCGAAGAAGAAGTGGCTAAACGTATTGATGCCAATCTGATGAATATCACATTTGATGACTTGATGGCTTTGCCAAAAGATTTGTATGATAAGAAGATTGCTAATCTAAAGCAAAAGACAAACGGTAAACTTATCATCAAGGAATATGCCACAGCAACAGCATCAACTATTCATTTTCGTTCTTTGTTGAATGAACTAAATCTAAAGAAAGGATTCGTACCAGATGTTATCATGGTCGACTATCTCAATATTTGTGCGTCATCCCGTATCAAGCCTGGTAATGGTGTTAATAGTTATACCTACGTTAAAGCGATTGCCGAAGAGTTACGAGGTCTAGCGGTAGAGTTCAATGTGCCAATCTGGTCAGCAACACAGTTGACTCGAAGTGGTTATACATCTACTGATCCAGGCATGGAAGATACATCGGAGTCTTTTGGTCTACCAGCAACAGCCGACTTCTTTGTTGCGCTTGTCGTAACGGAACAACTCGCACAGTTGAACCAGATTATGGTAAAGCAGTTGAAGAACCGTTACAATGATCCAGGACTCAACAAAAGATTTGTAATAGGTATTGACAAAGCACGAATGAAGTTGTATGATGTTGAAGCATCAGCACAGACACTATCAGATTCAGGACAGGAAGAAGATGTGCCAAAGCCAACATTCAACAAACCTAATGCTAACAGGTTCAAAGGACTAAAGGTATGAGTGACGACGATCATCTTATTATGTCAAGATTTGAAAATAGAATTGCCAAATGTAAAAGTCCATTGGATCTTGATAAGTTATGCCGCACCTATTTGGAGTTTCGTGGAAAGTATAATAGTCAACCTACCAATCCTTGGTTGGAAGCCATATTAAAGACCAACGCAAATGATCGTCCAAATATTTTCGAGACTCCTTCTGAGACAAAGAAATTTTCTTCAACGATGACCATTGACGAATATGAATATAAAAATATCGATAAAACGGAACTGATAAACTTTCAGAACAATCTTAAACTACAATTGGCTAGAGAAATAGTTTCTGAATGTGTAAGAGACGGATTTATAAAGTTTGGTAAAGAATATAGTTTTGATACGATGCGGCATTATTTCAAAGCAGAACTAGAAGTCAAGAAGCCTAAGGAGACGAGATGAAGAAACTCTATACATATTATCCTGAGTTCAATGATAACGATGAACTGCTTTGGCTTGTGTTTGAGGAATCTACAAGTCAGGTTGTTGCCGAGTTTTTCTTTGAGGATGATGCACAGGAATACTCTAAGTTTTTAGGAAACGGTGGTGGATTTGCTGGATTCACTCCGAGATTTGTCTTGACAAAGGTACCGAAGTTTGATATAAATGAGGCATTCTTGGCAGAGTTTGCGGAATAGTTCCTAAAAAAGATAAAAAAATTCAAAAAAACTTCTTGACATTTCGTTCCGGTGCCTATATACTACACAGACAATCGAGATTGGTTCCATAGCTCAACTGGACAGAGCAACCGCCTTCTAAGCGGTAGGTTGAAGGTTCGAGTCCTTCTGGGACCGCCATTATGGAGAGCGTGATGAAATATGAAGCATCTTTTGAGAAAGCGGTTGATATCTATGAATCATATACAACCTGCGGACTCTTTTCTATGAGAGATATGGAAGCGATTGAATATTTTATGAAGTCTATATTTGACGCTGAAATAGATGAATATCATATTGTAGAGGAACGAGTTGCTTCTCATTATGAGAATATGAAGAAGTTGCGAAATATTTTTGATAGGTAATAAATGTGGGGGTGGGTGTAAG